GGCGGAGGCAATGGTAGCAATGCCGCATCTGGTGCTGGCGGTTCTGGAATTGTTATTGTTCGCTACTTATCCACATAAACACTAACCCGCTTTGGCGGGTTTTTTAATCCCCAAACAGGAATCAAACATGGTCACCCTAAACGAAGTAGATAAGAAAATAGACACGCACGTAGATACGTGTGCGATCAGATACGCTGGGATAGAAGATCAGATGCGTGGCGTAAACGCTAGGCTGAAGCGCATAGAAGGAATCATGATCGGCGGTGCTGGAGCAATCATTTTATTGTTGGTTAATTTGCTTTTTAAGATGCACTAACAGGAGACTCAAATGTCATTCATTGATAAGTTGAAAGATAAATTAGATAGTTGGTTAGATAGCGTTGTGACATTCATCCGTGAATTGCGCTCATACAAGAAGTAAGCGTATGTAACGATGGACCCAATCACCGCTTTTGCGATGGCGCAAGCCGCAATAGCGGGTGTACGTAAATGCGTAGACCTCTATAAAGAGGCTAAGTCAGTCGCCGCAGACGTATCCGACATCACTATGGAGGTCGGTTCCCATCTAGGGAAATTCTTCGAAGCCCAAGACCATGTAAAAAAAGCGGCTGAAGAAGACAAGAAGAAGCCAAGAAAAGGAAAGTCTGTCAGTGCTACGGCACTAGATAACGTCCTTCGTTTGCGCCATCTTCAAGAGGCTGAGACCGAACTGCGTGAATTCATGATCTACCAGACCCCCGGTCTTGGTGGTCTTTGGTCTGAGTTCGAGGCAGAACGAGCAAGGCTAGAGAAAGAACGAAAACTCCAAGAGGCAGATGAGAAGAAGAACTTCGCCGCTAACGAGCGTAAAAGGCGGCGTGAGCGTGAGAAGTTACATATTCGGATTGCTATAGCGGCATCCATTCTCCTCGTGTCTTTTGTCATTGTTGCTCTTATGTATGGCGTTCACTTGAACTATCAGGAAAAGAAACGTCTTCGTATAGAGAACACTGAATTTCATAAGAAGTATGAAACAGACCCAGAGACGATTGAGTGCTGGAAAGAATACAAGATGACTGGATTTCTCCCCCAAGACTGTATTGCAAAAGAAAGGAAGAAAAGATGGACTGGCTCAAACAAGTAGCACCCACGATTGCCACGGCACTAGGTGGTCCATTGGCTGGGTTGGCGGTATCCGCTGTCTCAAAAGCAATGGGTATCAATGAGGCTGACGTTAACGAAACGATCAAGACTGGCAAGTTAACTGCCGAACAGATTGCTTGCATCAAACAAGCCGAGATTGAATTGCAGAAAAGCGCTCAAGAACTTGGCTTGAACTTTGAGCAGTTGGCGGTAGAAGATCGCAAGTCTGCTCGTGAGATGCAAGTACAGACCAAGTCATACATACCAGCAACTCTTGCGGTAGTGGTCACCCTTGGATTCTTTGGCATCTTGTATATGTTGATGGTTGGAAAGATTATGCCCGGCAGTGAGGCTCTGATGATCATGCTTGGTTCTCTAGGAACCGCATGGACAGGAATCATTGCCTTCTACTTTGGCTCATCTGCTGGCTCACAAGCCAAGGACGAAATGATTCACAAATCTACCCCAGTCAAATAATGTTTGACGACATGAGTGACAAGGAATACGAGTCTTGGAAAGACTGGTATGACAAGGGATACCACAACATATTGGCTGGCATTTTGTCAGCCTTTCTTATTTTTGTAATCGCACTTATCTTCCTAAAGGAATTTAGATGAAAGAAAACTTCGATAAGTCCTTTGATTTGATCATCAAGTCAGAAGGCGGATACGTTTGGGACAAGGATGACGCTGGTGGGGAAACAAACTACGGCGTAACCAAAGCGGCATGGTCTCAGTACTTGGGACGGGGCATCGAAGCCGGAGAAATGAAAGCCTTGACGATTGACATGGTCAAGCCTTTCTACAAAAAGATGTATTGGGACAAAGTTCATGGTGATGAGTTACCCGCTGGCGTTGATTACGCCGTGTTTGACTTCGCCGTGAACGCTGGTACTGGGCAGTCAGCCAAGTTCCTCCAACGGGCTTGTGGCGCTACTGCTGATGGCGCAATCGGACCCGGAACGATGGGCATGGTTATGCAAGCCGAGCCAGAAGAACTGCTTCAACAGTTCAGCCAGCAAAAGGAAGATTTCTATCAAGGCATTGTTCGGCGTAACCCAACGCAGTCTAAGTTCCTAAACGGGTGGATGAACCGTGTTGCACACGTTCAAGCCACAGCCGAATCAATGCTTGCATAAAGAGAATTGAATGACTGTTATCGCACTTCGAACCTTCTCTGGAATGAATCAAGGGGTTAACCCTGAGATACTTCCAGATGATGCGGCGCAAAACGCCTTAAACACCAAGTTAATCTATGGAGACTTGCGTCCGTGGAAAGTGCCGTTGACTATCGCCACGCCTACCAAGGCTGGCACAAAGCAGACCATCTATCGCTTTGGCGAGAATGGAACTGATGAGTCTCAGTATTGGTTCTCTTGGACGACTGATGTCAATATCGTCCGTGCGCCAATCGACAACGACACAACCGAGCGCACCTACTACACGGGTGATGGCTACCCCAAGGTAACCAACGCTACCCGTGCTTTAACTGGTGGAACTGACTACCCTGTTAACTACTACAGGCTTGGCGTTCCACCCCCGAATACTTCCACTATGGTTGCGGCGGTATCTGGAGCGGCTACAGACGCTACCAGCGTGGCGTACTCCACTTCCTATGTCCTGACCTATGTGTCTAGCCAAGGCGAAGAGTCTGCGCCTAGCGACCCGACGACTATCGTGTCCTACAAAAAGGGACAGACTGTTACCCTGACAAACATACCCGCTGGTACGTTCCGCTCTCCATACAACGCTTGGAGCAACGTAGACGTAGCGACTAAGCGCATTTACCGATCTAACAGTGGAAGCACTGGTACGAACTTTCAGTTCGTGGCGGAGATCGCCCTTGCAACCGCCTCGTATGTGGATACAACCTTGCCAGAGGCTCTACAGGAGGTTGTAGAGACTTGGGGCTGGCTACCACCCCCAGAGGATATGCAAGGCTTAGTGTTGATGGCTAACGGTATCGGGATGGGTTTTGCTGATAACACCATCTACCCTTCTGAACCATTTGCCTTGTATGCCTATCCACTGACCTATCAGATTTCTACCGAGACTCCGATTGTGGGTCTTGGTGCATTTGGTCAGTCCGTGTTTGTTGGCACAAAAGCCAACCCATACGTTCTGTCAGGCTCATCTCCTGAGTCCTTAACCATGACCAAGTTGCCTCAGAAACAAGCCTGTGTGTCTAAGCGTTCTATTGTGGAGATGAATGGCGGTGTTATCTATGCCTCGCCTGACGGTCTTCAGCAGATTACCGAAGGCGGTGGGTTATCCCCGCTGACATCTGCAATCATAAACAGGGATGAATGGCAGTCTTATGTACCTGAGTCAATTCAAGCGTTTGAACTTGACAATCGTTACTACGCCTTCTACGACAACGGCACTACTCAGGGTTGCTTGGTATTTGATTTCAGCAACAAACCTCACTTTCACAAACTAGATGCTTATGCAACGGCTGGTTACAACGACCGTCGTAAAGACTCTTTGTATCTTGCCATTGGCTCCAACATACAGCGTTGGGATGGTGGTTCAACAAACTACACCATGACATGGAAGTCAAAGAAGTATCGCTTCTCATCGCAGATCAACATGGGTGCTGGGAAAGTCGATGCAGATGGTTATCCAGTTACCTTGAAGTTATATGCCGATGGTGCGTTAAAGCACACACAGACCGTGGCAAATAACAGCACTTTTAAATTGCCAGCCGGATACCGTGCAGAGAAGTATGAGATTCAAATAGAGAGCGCATACAAAATAAACACTGTCGCTGTTGGTGAAACCGTTAGAGATATTAGGCAAGTCTATGTCTGAACCAGTCGCAACCACACCCGTCACCCTCTTTATGGGGGAACTCAACCCACCTACTGGTGTACCTACAAAGTTGCCAGCCCTACCTACGCCTTCATCTGACCCCGAGTCAATGAGAGTCTTCTTGGAGAAGGTCAAGGAGATTCTTGAGGTCTACGAGGGTATCCGTGGAAGCAAGTTTGACCAAGTCGTAACTTGGCGGGATATGTTCCAAAACGGAATGGTTGATTTGACTGTGTCTGGCACACGCTTTACTGCGTATCCGCTCAGTCCAACAATTAACTTGCCGATTACCAGCGACTTCACGCCCCCTCCAGCGCCCACAGGATTCACGGTGTCATCCGGCATGACCACCATCATCTTGTCGTGGACCGTGGCAACGTATGGCAATCATGCCTATACAGAAGTGTGGCGCTCAGATACCAACAACTTGGCTGGTGCTTCATTGATTGGCACAACAAACAGTTTTGCTTACGCAGACAGCGTTGGATTCACAGGCTCGACCAAGTATTACTGGATTCGGTTTGTAAGCCAGATGGACGTAAAGGGTCCATATAACAGTGCCACAGGCACAGGATCATCTACTGGTCTAGTCGGTACGGCTGACCTGACTGATCTGATCATTACCGCTAACAAGATCGCAGTCGGTGCAGTTACCAATACGAAGATTGCAGATGCGGCGATCAATAGCCAGAAGTTGGCTGACCTTGCTGTTGAAGCGGCTAAGTTAGCAGACTCTTCGGTTACTTCTACAAAGATTGCAAACCTTGCAGTAGGTACTGCGGCTATCGCAACGGCGGCAATCACTGCGGCAAAGATAGACAACCTTGCGGTGGGTAATGCGGCTATTGCAAATCTTGCAGTTACGAATGCCAAGATAGGCGACCTTGCAGTTGACTCGGCAAAGATTGCTGATGCAACTATTGTCTCTGGCAAGATCGCTGATGCGGCAATTACTACTGCCAAGATTCAAGATGCTTCGATTACTACTGCAAAGATTGGCTTGCTACAAGTTACAAACGCATTGATTCAGAATGCGGCAATCTCAAGCGCAAAGATTGGTGACGGTGAGATCACTAACGCCAAGATCAATGACGTAATTCAGAGTAGCGATTTTTCTTCTGGCTCATCGGGATGGCGCATTCAAAAGAGCGGCAACGCCGAACTGAACAACGCCACATTCCGTGGGACTCTGAACATTAGGAGTTCTTCATCTGGCGCAAGAACAGAGATGACTAATGATGTGATCAAGGTGTTCGACTCTGCTGGAACATTGCGAGTCAAGATTGGGAATCTAAACGCATGAGTTACGGGATGAACGTCTATCAGCAGTCGGGTGGGATTACCTACTCTTCTGCTGACGTTACTTGGAACCAAGTAGGTTTTTTCTTGTTGCCACCAGATTCTTCTGGTTCACAAGACTTTGGAAGCATCATTGCTGGTCGTGAAGTATTGATCACTCAGATGTTCGTAGACCCACCTCCACCAAATGAGAGAGCGTATGCCTTTGATGTGTCTATTTCTGGCACGACCATCTCATGGAGCGGTGGAAATCAGTATGTTTATGCACTGGTGTTAATGAGATGAGTTACGGATTTCTTGCCACAAATCAATATAACCAAGTACTAGTATCTAGTGATACACGTAACTTGCACTTTGTCCAAAAGAAAAGTTCTCCTGATTACATTGATAATACTTCTGACTCCTATGGAGGCGTAAGACTCTTCCGTTATAGGGTCACTTGCAACATCTATCCAGTACCGTTTTTTACAAACCCTACTGGTGATTACATGGGGATTACTGGTATTCGAAACATGGGTGGAGATCAGTGGGATGTTGAAATGCTTCGCTCTGGATATGGAAACTCATACCCAGAGTTGTATGTCTTCTCTGACCCCAGAGGAGCAACCCCAACTGACTCTCATGGAATGCTGGTGTACTTCAATGATGGTACGCCATCATTTGATAGCCGCCTTAGACCATTGGCAGTGATTGGAGGTGCAAGCGTAGCGCATCCATCAAATCCCAAGCCAGCACTTTCATACGGGTTGTCTTCAGATAATTGCAATTCAAGCGGAGACAGTGCTGGTGGAGCGTTTGCACCAGACCAATATAACAATTACAGCGTCACCATCAGTTCTGGAAAGCCAATGTTTCACTACGCCTCACTTGCACAAGCAGAGCGTGAAGCAAACTTTAGTAGATCAGAAAGAGACTGTCTTGGATTCGACGTTTATGGTGGATGTCTTGGATTTGGAACAGAAGAGTTTTGGGATTCGACATATTGGTGCTTCTATCGTGGAGGCATAAAGAATTCTGGTAACTCTATACAGGCTGGGTGGATTGCTTGCTACTACGGATGCAACTGGCGCTATTCATCAGATGACAGTTTCTTTGGAATCGGAATTGGCGGTAGTGGTGGGCAAGATGGTACGTGGGCTTACTCAAACGAAACGCTGAACCTTGGCTCTACCGCAGTCATTATTGGAGACGCTAGTCGATATGATTAAACCGTTCAAAATTTTAAATACAAGACTAGAGCCAGACGGTGGTACTGGCGTGTCCTTTGAGGTTTCTAAGACGATCTACCTTACAGAATCAAAAACAGAAACCAAGACTCTTAAAGCATACATATCCGTGCCAGCCGGAGAAGACATCGATATGTATTTATTCAGAGACTTACAACAAGCGGGTTGGCTATGACGATTGCTTACAGCGAAACATACTACTCTGGAGATAACTCCAGAACCATGATGGGAATCAAATCTGAAGAAGCGATTCCTTTAATTGCACAAGTAAAAGAAAAGTTTCCTTGGTCGAACTTGGATGATTGCTTCTCAATCTCCACTGCATCAATGCACGAGGTTCTTAATGAACCCGTAATTTCAACTTGCTTAGGTATGCCAGTTACAAAGGCATTAGTTGGAGAGAACTATGTCTTATCCAATCGCAAGTACTGTATGGAAAGTGGCACATCGTTCTTGAGAATTTATCCCGCTTGGCGTGATGCTATGCCTGAGTTCATTCCATCAGGCTGTCGTGCATTGTTCAAAGGCGAGAACCACATTGAGTTAAACCGCCCCGCCCCAGCAAATGTTGAGTCGTTCTATGAAATCTACTTTCATGGTGACCCAGCAACGGTAGAAGCCGCATTTGATTTGCCAGAGCGCAGAGGAACATACGACACCTTCTATGGCATCACGATTGTGAACAACCAGCCAGCACGGGTAAAGCAGTACGTATATGACGAGCAGTCCAAGTTCTCAGACTGGGACGTTGTGTGGTTTGCCCATAACAAGTTTGTTCAACCGAGATGAAACTATTAAACAAAGCAGATTTCTCAGTTATTTACCAAGCGGAACGAGCGTCTGACAAAGACCTATTTAAAGAGTTCAACTTAACAGAAGACGAATACGTCAGGCTAACTAGCCGTTACCCCTCTATCGGGTTTGAGATAGACAACAAATGTGTTGGCGGACTATTTATCCGACAAGACAAACTTCACTTGTCGGTACTGCCTGAGTACCACGGCAAGTGGGGGCTTTTATTTACACCCGCTTTTAAATGGGCGTTCTCCGTAACAGACCCCCTCAAAGCAGTAGTAAACGTCAACAACGACAAAGTCATTCGATTCATAGAACGACACGACTGGAAGTTGATTGACCAACAGGGAAGTACTTTAATTTATTTACTAACAGATCAAACAACGAGGTATCCAAATGAGTTTTGTACGTGATTTGCTTTTTGGCTCACCACCAGACCCCAATCCGGGAATGCAAGCAACTGCGGCGGCTAGTGAAAAAGTCGGCATGGAGCAAGTGGCTCTGGGGCGTGAGCAGTTGGCATACCAAAAGGAACGTGCCGCCGCTACGGATGCCTTAACGGGTAAGTTGATCAACTCACAAGTTGATCTAGCCGATACGCAAAAGAACATCTCTAAGAGCGAGTATGACCGCTATCAAAAGACTTACGTTCCAATCGAAGATCGGATTGCTAGAGAGGCTCAGGCATTCGATACCGAGGGAGAGCGAGAGCGATACGCTGGTCTAGCCGGAGCAGATGTTGCGGCTGGGTTTAAAGGGGCTGGTCAGGTCGGTTTACGATCTCAGTCCAGATTTGGTCTAAGACCAAACGCCAACGCATTAGCGGCGATAGACAGCCAACTTCGGGCGCAACAGGCTGGTCAAACTGCTGGCGCTATGACGAATGCTCGTTACGCCGCAAGGGATGCTGGCACTCAGCGCTTGATGAATGCTGTGAACGTAGGTAAGGGCTTGCCCGGAACTGCAACTGCGGCGGCATCTGGTGCAACCCAAGGCTATGGCAACTCAGCCAATATGCAGTTTGGTGCAAACAACTCTTACAACGCTGGCGCAAGCAACGCCCTGTCGTTTACCAACTCTGGTGTAAATGCGATTGGTCAGGGTGGAAACATCTATGGCGCTATCAGCAATTACGGGCAAAGGAATTACGAGACACAGTCAAAGCAGATGGCATCAATTCTTAATGCTGGTGGGGCGGCAATGGGCTTCATGGCTGACGGTTCTCCCGGCGGTGTTCAGGACCCTAAAGGAGTTATTCGTGGTCCGGGTACGGGTACGTCTGACTCAATACCAGCCATGCTATCTAAAGGCGAATATGTTATTCCGGAAGATGTTGTTCGTAAGAAGGGTATTGATTTCTTCGACAAACTTTTAGCAAAGCATCACACGCCAGCACACGAGCAAAAAATGGCTGAAATGCAAAGAACTTTTGGAATTCGGAGAGCATAAATGGCTAATGAATATGAATTTACAAGTGGCTTCTTGGGCGCACGTCAACTCAAGCAAGACAAGCAGTACAAAGATGCCGCTCTAGAAAACCAGCGGGAAGAGTTGCGGGTTAAAAAACCGTACTACGAATCAGCCACAGATGAGAATCGTGCAAAGGCTGGTGTTTATCGTGAGACCGCAAAAGATGCACGTTTAAAGCGTGGCATCACGATTGGTCGGGCAAGCGCACTGAAAAAGAACAATATGCTTGGCGACGACTGGAACATCAATGATTACATAGACGACGATTCTTACATGGGTGTTGAGGGCGCATTCAAGCCTATTGAGATGAAGGCTCCATCTTATGGATTGACTCCACCGCCTGTACAAGGAGGCACAGACCCTCAGACTGGTATGTATGGTCTTCGTCTGCCAACTGTGCGTGGTTACGTTCACGGTGGGTTGGTGCAACACTATAACGACGGCTCACAAGGTAGAGTCCAACCACCTCAGGCATTGTCTGATGAACAGATTGCAATGAAACTAGGCATTAAGCCAATAGTTGATGCCTACGGCATGATGTCTTTTTCTCCAGATGATCAGGCTAGAG